CTATCACAATTGCTGGAACCAGCGTTGGTGGTGCTTCGACAACTAACGATATTACTGTAACAATCACATCTGTTAACTCAACAACAGGTGCTATCCAAGCATTTGATATAGACGGTTATGGTCAAGGTGGTCACTACATAGCAATAGCTTCGGGTGCTACTACTACAAATATTTCACCTAGCGGCACATCTTGGATCGCAGGCGGAGCAATGCCTAGCTCAACAACATGGACAAGTGTTGCAGGCGGCGACTTAACTGTAGCAGAAACTGGTTCAGCATTTATTGTTGGCAGAGCATACACTATCGCTACACTAGGAAATACTAACTGGGTAGCAGTTGGTGCTCCAAGCACAACAGTTGGTGTATCGTTTATTGCAACAGCACAAGGCGGAACAGGAACTGCAACACCTACAGCTTCTGCAATAGTAGCAATCGCAGCTACTGGAGCTACAGCATATTCACATGACGGTGGAGCTACATGGACAGCTGGTGCTAACTTACCAACAAGCACAGGATCATGGATTTCTGTCAAGTATGCTAAAGGTTATTGGGTAGCAGTATCATTTGGTGATAACAAAACTGCATACTCAACCAACGGTGGTAGATCATGGAGTGCAGGTGGAACATTACCAAGCTCTACTAATTGGATCGATATCACCTATGGTAAGGGTCGCTGGGTGGCTATTGCTCAAGGCGGAACAGCCGCAGCATACTCATTAGACAACGGTCAAGCATGGGTAGCAGCTACATTACCATCAAGCTCAAACTGGAATTCTGTAGCATACGGAAATAACAGATTCGTTGCTGTGTCTAACACCAGCGGAACTGTAGCAGCATACAGCTTAGACGGTGCAACTTGGGCAGCAAGCACATTGCCAGCAACTGCAAGTTGGACTGCAATCACTTACGGTCAGGGTGTATTCTTTGCAGTAAGTCAAAGCACACAGGCAGCAAGTTCAGAAGACGGTATTGTATGGACTTCTAGAACAACCTCTACAGCAGCTAACGGATTTAGCGGTGTAACATTTGGTAACCCAAATAGATACGGCTTATTTGTTGCTGTTCAAAGATCTACAGCGGGCACAGTAGCTTCTTATATTAGAACAGGCGCCACTGCAAGAGCTAGAGCATTCGTTAGCCAAGAGAAGATCTTTGCTATTCGACTATTAGAACCAGGTTCTGGTTATGCATCTGCTCCGACAATGACCATCACTGATCCTAACAATATCTATGAAATGCCATTCACTGTAAGAATTGGCAAAGGAGCATTGGCTAACCCAAGCTTCGTTAACAGAGGAACAGGATATGTAACAGCCGCAGGTGAAGTTGCTAGCGGTGACGGTTATGGTGATTTCTATCAAAGCGGATCATATGTAGCCGTAAGAAGATTAACACAACGTCCAGTAGCTGGATCAAACGTTGTATTAAGTAACTTACCGGATAGAACATTTAAGTTGGTTAACGTTGTATCGTTCAGAGGAGCATATGACGGTTCTTACACAGCGTTCTTCCAAATCAGCCCACAACTAGCTGTAAGCGAATCTCCAGAACACGGAGAAACAGCAACAACTAGAATTCGTTATTCACAGGTTCGTTTAACTGGACACGACTTCTTAAGCATCGGATCAGGTAACTTTAATGAAACCAATTATCCAAATGACTTTACACAAGATCCATTCCAGCCTAATGAAACTGTTGAAAACAATGGTGGACGAGTGTTCTTTACATCAACTGACCAAGACGGTAACTTCCGAGTTGGTGATTTGTTCACAATCGAACAATCCACTGGTATCGCAACATTAAATGCTGACGCATTTAATATCGCTGGTCTACAAGAACTTACACTGGGTGAAGTTACACTCGGTGGAGCATCAGCAAGTATTACTGAATTCTCCACAGATCCGTTCTTTACCGCAGACTCAGATTCTGTTGTTCCTACACAACGAGCAATTAAAGCCTACATTTCCGCACAAATTGGTGGCGGTGGTGCATCATTGAACGTAAATAGTGTAACAGCTGGTTTTATCTTTATCAGTAATAACCAGATCACTACTACAACAAATACACCTATCCAAATGAAGGCAAGATTTGATTTCCGTGGTGGCGTAACAGGATATCCAGTAGCTTGGAACTACTTTTTAAATAATAGATAATGGAGATTAACAAATGGCAACAGGAAGATTAGGAACAGCAGACCTATCAGCAGCAACAAATACTACGGTCTATACCTGTCCAGCAGACACGTTCGCTGTAGTTTCTGTAAACTTATGTAACAGAGGCGCTACAGCAGCATCGGTTCGCATTGCAGTGTCTACTTCTGCAACACCAACTAACGCTGAGTTTATCGAATACGATGCTCAGATTACCGCTAACGGTGTTCTAGAAAGAACAGGTCTAGTATTAGACGCTGGAAAATTGATTGTAGTGCGTTCAAGTGCTATCAACGTTTCTGCTGTGGTGTATGGTATTGAAACATCAACAGCTTAATAGGAGCGTAAAAACATGGGAAGAATAGTATCATTAGGTATTCAGGCAACAATGTCTGCCAATATCATGGGGACAACTGCTGAACGACCAACTGCGGTAAACCCAGGAGTTACCTTTTATAATCAATCAACAGGTCAGTTAGAACTTTATAACGGCAGTTCGTGGGTTACAGTTGGCGACTATCAAAGAGTAGACGTTAGCTCAAGCCAAACAGTAGTTGCTAACAGATCATTTTGGGTAAATACCACCAGCGGCGCAGTGACTATAACACTTCCCGCTAGTCCGAACCCGGGAGATTTTGTAAAAATTACTGATGTAGCAGGAACATTTGCTACAAATAACTGCACAGTCAACCCAAATGGTGGGCGAATTATGCGTCAAGCTGACAATATGGTAATTAGCACTAATGGTGCTAGTATCAATATGGTTTATTATGATGCAACAAGAGGTTGGTTACTAGAAGCTATCTAAGGAATAAAGAATGCCGTTCAATTATCAGTCATTAAAAAACTTAACCGATCAAGCTATCGTTGACGGCTCTATTGATTCTGTAGATCTTGCCGACGGTGCTGTAACAGGCACGAAGATTCAATTAGGCAACGTTACTTCTGGAAAATTAGGTTCTGGGGCTATTGATTTAGGTTCTTCAACTACAACAGGAACTTTGCCTATTAATAAAGGAGGAACTAATGTTACTTCTTTAGGCGGTGCGTATCGAGCATTATACAGCGATGGTTCAAATTTACAATTTAATCCTCACGGTATACAGGGAATGCAAATTTTCACTAGTGGCGGCACTTGGTCCAGACCAAGTGGTGTAAGATATATTCTTGTGCAAGTTCAAGGAGCTGGCGGCGGTGGATCAGGCCACGGCGAAGGTGGCGGTGCCGGAGGATATGCAGAACGTTATTTAGATGTTACTGGTATTTCTTCAGTTGGTGTTTATGTTGGAGGCGGTGGCGGAGGCACTTACTACGCTAACGCAGGAGGCAATGGAGATTACGCAGCTTTTGGACCATATATTTCTGCAGGCGGCGGCCATGGTGCTAACAGACAGAATCAGCATAGTGGCGGAGTTAGCGGCGTTGGATCAGGTGGAAATTTAAATCTACACCAAGGCGGCGGATTTAGTCACCATGCTTATAGTGCTCAATCAAATGCAGACACATTCTGGGGTGGCGGTGCTCCGAGCAGTCATCCACAAGGCGGTCACTTTGCTCATAATCACCAAACTCATTGTTCTCCAGGCACAGGCGGCGCAGGTGCTCACTTCCATGGACACAGAGGTTCAGACGGACGTCCTGGTCTAGTTGTTGTTACTAGTTTTTATTAAGAGAGATATCGATGCCATTTAATTACCAAACACTAAAAAATATAAGCCAAGCGGCATTGGTTAATAACGCCATTATTGGTGCAGATCTTACTACAAACGCAGTTACCAATGCTAAAATATCAAATTCAACAATCACATCAAGCGAATTAGGAACAGGAGCAGTTGATGTTACACAAGCTTCTGTTTCGGGAACATTGCCTTTAAGTAAGGGCGGAACAGGATTAACAGGTTTTAGTGGTGCATTTAGAGTCCTAGCGGCTAATTCGGGAAATAATGCTTTAGAATTTGCACCTACCGGAATATACCGTATGGTTGTGTTTACCGGTAACGGAACTTGGAACAGACCAAGTGGAGTAAGATACATCAAAGTTCAAGTCCAAGGTGGCGGAGGCGGTGGCGGTGGTCACGGAGAGTCCGGCGCAGCTGGCGGCTATGCTGAACGTGTGTTAGATGTAACTGGAATATCGTCAGCGAATATCACAATCGGTGGCGGTGGTGGCGGAACGTATTATAACAATGCAGGCGGAAACGGTGCAAGTAGTTCATTTGGTCCTTATGTATCAGCAGGTGGTGGCCATGGATGTAACAGACATAATAATCACAATGGCGGACTAGCAGGTGTGGGTTCAGGCGGAGATTTAAATCTTTATGGAGGTTGCGGTGGCGGCCACGAACAACGCTCATCAGGGATGGGCGGATCAACTTATTTCGGTGGTGCTGCTCCTTCAGGACATCCGCAAGGTGGTCACTTTGCTCATAACCATCAAGGACATAGTGCTCCAGGAACTGGCGGAACCAGCGGTTACTTCAGTGGACACAGAGGTTCTGATGGAAGACCTGGAATCATTGTAGTTACAGAATATTATTAATAGAGTAGAAAAATGCCATTTAATTATCAGACACTAAAAAACTTAACAGGAGCGGCTATTGTCGACTTACAGATCGGAACTAGTCAAATCTCCGACCGATCGATTCCCGATGCAGACATTACATCCGGTGCAATTACATCTGGAAAAATGGCAACTGGGGCAGTATCATTATCATCGTCAACAGTTACCGGAACCCTACCAGTATCTAAAGGCGGAACTGGTATTACTAGCATTGGTGGCAATAACACAGTTTTAAGAACTAACTCATCTAACAACGGCCTAGAATATGCAGTAGCAGGTTTTTCTGGTATGCAAGTGTTCACCGGTAGCGGAACTTGGAATAGACCTAGCGGAGTTAGATATGTTCGTATAAAAGTTCAAGCAGCAGGCGGTGGTGGTTCCGGCCACGGAGAGTCAGGTGCAGCAGGCGGCTATTCTGAACGTGTATTAGACGTTAGCGGTATTTCGTCTGTATCTGTATATGTTGGTGGCGGCGGAGGCGGCACTTACTATGCTAACGCAGGCGGCAACGGAGATTATGCTGCATTTGGGCCGTATGCTAGTGCTCAAGGCGGCCACGGAGCTAACAGACAAAACCAACACAGTGGCGGAGTTAGTGGCGGTGCCAGCGGGGGTGACTTAAACATCCACACTGGGTCAGGAGGCTCACATCATCACAGTTTTGGACCAGGCGGAACAAGCCATTTTGGCGGACCTGCACCGAGTGGACACCCACAAGGGGGCCACTTTTCACATAATCACCAAAACCACAGTGCTCCTGGCACAGGAGGCACAGGCGGTTATTTCCATGGACATAGAGGCTCAGATGGCCGTCCAGGAATAGTAGTAGTTGAAGAATATAAATAATCTGGGAGATTAAAAGTTATGAAAAAAGCATTAGTAGGTTATCAAGGCTGGGTTTCTCAGGTCGTAGAACCAGGCGAAGATCACGAAATTTATGAAGGACCAGGCGCTACGATGGCATGGGTAGATGCTCCTGACGATATTACTATGGATTGGACCTTAGAATGGAGTCCAGGCCAACAAAAAATGATTTGGGTAGAAAGAGATGGTCCTTTCACTAACAACGAAGTAGCACGTAAGGTTGCCTACGGAGAAGTTGGAGCACAATTAGGAATGATCTTTGATGCTATCAAAGAAAACGGTGTTTTGGATACAAACAGTGAATGGTTTCAACATCAAATGATGGTTAAAGCAATGATTCCTAAGCCCACAGGCGATAAGTTTTTGATGACTAATGAAGAATACATCGAAGCTATGGCTACAACGGAGCCTAGTGCAGATCGTCAGCCTGTTCCGTCAACTGCTGAATTACCTTCATGGGTAAGATACCCAGGATGGAAGGGTTATCAAGGCAGATAATTTAATCTAGAACAAAGAAAAGGCATCTTTGGATGCCTTTTTTTATCTGCACCATAAAATACACATATAAATACATCACCATTGGTATAAGGACTATTCATGCATATTAAAAAAGTAACTATTATTGGCGGGGGAAGCTCTGGTTGGATGACTGCCGCGGCGTTATCTAAACTCTGTAAGCATCTAGAAATTACAGTAGTAGAATCTTCGAAAATCGGAACCGTGGGTGTCGGCGAAAGCACACTAGGCCATATTAATAAATTTTTAAAACTATTAGGACTAAGAGACGAAGATTGGATGGCAGCATGTAATGCCACTTATAAAAATTCAATCCGCTTTACTAACTTTAGAGAAAACGACGGAACATTTTTTGAATATCCGTTTAGTGCAGGTTTAGATTTTACAGACAAACCTCATGGATTGCAAGCATGGTCTGAATTAGCTACATTATATCCTGAAGAATATACCCCAAATACTTTTGCAGAATTTTACTGCACAGGAAATACACTTTTAGCCAAATATGCTAAAGAGACTCGAGATGAAAAAAATATTTTAAGAAATTATAATTTTGATTACGATACTGCCTATCACCTAGATGCGCAATTGTTCGGTCAATGGTTGAAAGACAATATCGCTATTCCAAATGGTGTTAAACATATCTTCAACGAAATACACAGTTTTAAAAAGGATCGTCAGGGTAATATTACACAAATTATGTGTCAAGACGGATCTGTATTGCCTGAAACTGATCTTTGGGTAGACTGCACAGGATTTAAATCTGTTCTTCTAGAAGGATGGATGGGACAACAGTTCCTGCCATTTGACAAATACTTGGCCAACGATAAAGCCTGGGCTTGCAGATTGCCATATATTGACAGAGAACGTCAAATGCTTAACGTTACAGACTGTCATGCTTTGAATAATGGATGGGTATGGTATATTCCTTTATGGAACAGAATCGGAACAGGATATGTTTATTCTTCAAGGTTCTGCACACCGGAGGAAGCTAAGAGAGAATTTAGAGAACATATCGCTAAACAACATAGTCCAGAAATTGCAGAAAATGCAGAAATGTTTGAAATTAATATCAAACATGGAAAGCGTAGACGTGGCTGGGTAAACAACGTTGTGGGTGTAGGTCTAAGCTACGGGTTTGTAGAACCTTTAGAGTCAACTGGACTTTTAACCACACACGAAAATATTATAAAACTTGTTGAAAATCTAAATCGAAGAAATGGTTATGTTACTCGCAGCGAAATTGAAGGTTTTAATTTTGCTGTCGATTACGATGTTACAAAGTTCAGAGACTTTGTCGCACAGCATTATGCATTGTCAATGAGAACAGACACTCCTTACTGGCGCTGGTGCACTCAATTAAATGAGTATTGTCCAGAAATGCAAGGAGACACTATGCTAAAGCAAGCACAGTTTCCTAACTTGTTAGGAAATCTTGTTGGAAATCAAAGTTACTTTCCTGAATATACTGGCAATATGTTTATTGCTGCCGGTATGGGAGTTAAATCTATCGCTACTCCAGAGTTAATTTATTTCAGCGGAGATAGAATGGATGTAATTCGAAAAGAAGAGGAAATTAATTATACAAAACGTAGATATGAAGAATATAGAGATTTTGTTATTGAGCATATTAAAACTCTACCCAGCCATTATCAATTCTTAAAAGATAATATCTACGGTGGAAAAGATGACTACGCTTTGTAAAAAATTATTCGGCTGGATGCGTAAAGAAAAAAGATCTTATGTAAGATTTTATTCTTTAGAACCAGGTGTAGCTGATATATTTCCTATTGTGAGTTCAGCCAGCATAAAAAGAAATTTTATGTCGACAGAACAACTAGGTGATAGGCCAGAAACATTAAGTTCGAAAAACTGTCCGGGAATTCGTAAAATAATTTCAACAGGCTGGATAGTTCCAGCGCCAGCAGACTTTGTTATTCAAACAAACGGTGATGGAGTTAGCATGGAATGGGCCGAACCATATAGATTCAGTAAAGTTAGTCCTGGTAGAGATTCATATGTTTCGTCCCATACACGCAGCCAAGTCGAACCGTTATTAGACGATCCGGATACTACATTAAAAACCGTAGTCAAGTTAGAAACACCGTGGAGAATCGAAGCCAGCGATGATGTTGTGTTGTTATTCATGCCAGTGACTTATAACAATGAGCATAGATTTCAAGCAGCTCATGGGATATTAGATACGAAATACGGACATGTATTAAACATACAGCTCTTCTGGAAAGATATGAATGCAAAAACATTAGTCAAAGCAGGAACACCATTAGTTCAAATAATTCCAGTTCCACGTAAAAGTCTTAGCCTTGCTAATTATGATGTTGTTATTGAAAAATTCCGAGAGGAAGATTTAGAAAAAGAAAGAGCATTTAATTATGCTGCCAATTGTGTTTTTCTAAATTCAGATAGTTTAGCTAACAGATTAACTAGGTCTGTTTCTATACTTAAAAATTTTAAAAAGGAAAAATTATGAGTTACCTACAAGTTATGCAACAAACATTAGAAAATGTTACTGCTGAAAAATCAACTAAAGAAGAAGAATTAAAAAAATTAGAAGAAGAGTTTGCTAACGTAAAATTAAATCCATACGGGATTACCTCTATCGATTTTACCAAGAGACAAGATCTAGCCACAGACATTTTAAAAATGGAAGGTGTTATCATGGGCATAACGTTAGCGATTGAGACCTTTGGAGAAACCCAGGGTGTTACAGCTTAATGATGGCGGTGTAGTTTTATTTCCTCCTTATATATGGAAATTTCAATACGATTTTAATTACATCGAATTAAAACCTAAGATTGACAACCTTTTCAGTTTAGTTGAAAAAAATTCAAAATTAGAAAAGGGCGATGCTATATCTACCGTGTCGGTTAATCAAGAACTGCAACCCCATACTTGGGAAGAACTAGCTAAATTCCAACAATGGCTAGGAGCAACATTTGAGTCTATAAAAGACACTTATAGATTCGTCGAAAGACAATCTCAAGTTACACAGTCATGGGTTAACCGACACGGATTTGGTGGAATAACTGAAGAACACAATCACAATTTTTCTACATTCGTTGTTAGCTGTTATTTAAATTGCCCTGTAAATTCTGGAAATATAGAATTTAAAGATCCCTTAGAATATCATTTTGCCGGCTGGCCTATAGAACCGGAAGAAATACTTTATAAAGAAATTCCGGTTACTACCAACGATGTGATAATTTTTCCTGGATGGTTAAGGCACAGAGTTCAACCTAATCGATCTCAAGAAAATAGATATGTTATGACCTTTAATATAAAATGATAGATTTTAAAGTTTGCTACCCCGACGCTAATAATTTTAATAAGGTCATTAAGATTAAAAATCTCAACGAATGGAAAACAGAATATATTCATCTAGAAGACGATATTGGATATTGGATAACCGAATTACCATTTGAAAATTCGTTGGTAGATACCTATAAAAATTTAATAGCATCATTTCCGATACAAAAAGATAATAGTCATCCAGACAATTTTGATCCGAACCCGTTTGATACAATACATTTACCAGATTGGGTATACAAAGATATTTGTTTTCTAATAAGAGATTTTTATATTCAAAATGTTACAAATAACATTTTAGATCCTCAGATACACGAATGGGGTAATTTATATAGAAAAAATATTAATAGGCCCATATCGTGTTGGCGAATCCCTCATATTGATTATGTTTACGGTTTAGTTGCTAATATGTGGTTTACTGACCATGATATAAAAGATAGTTCAACTAAACTTTATAAGTATACAGGTAATATGCATAGAGAAGTTTACGATTTTCAAATAGATCCTAATCACCATTTGCACAAAGAATGGGTGTCAATGGCTGAAAATCCCAAAAGAACAGATTGGTTTAATTACCCTGACGAAGAATTAAAACGTTGGGGATTTGAACTAGTAGGAGAAGCTCCTACAAAAATTAACACTATGACAATGTATAAAGCTAACATACATCACGTAGCGTATGTTAGCAAGAATGTAGATTTTAGATGGAGCCATGCATTTGCCTTTAGTCATGAATTAGCCAAAGAAACCTTTATAAGAGATATATTTCTATGAACTTAGATTATTATTTTCCAACGCCAATTTGGTGGGAACAAACTGAAATTAATAATGATCCTATCGAACAGTTAGCTTATCGTTTAAGAGAACAAGATCCGGTTGGACGTAAACTTAGCAATCAAGGCGGATGGCAGAGCATGGATTTTCGTCCAGGCACACATCTCGAAGTTGCAGAACTAGAAAAAAAGATCATGGATCAAGCAGCGAACTGCTATAGAGATTATGGGTATAAAGAAAATTGCTGTATTATATCAATGGAGAATATGTGGATTAATATCAACCAGAAAGGTTGCACCAATTCAGTTCACATACATGATAACTCATTTATTTCAGGAGCATATTATGTTAAGGCAAAAAAAGGTCACGGTAATTTAACTTTCTATAAAAGTTATTATCAAGATTATATTGTAGCCTCACATGCACCAGTTGATAGATATACACCTATTAGTTCTAGTGCTATAACTTTTGAACCTTCTTCGGGAAAATTGATAATGTTTCCAGGTTTTTTACCACATGGTGTTGAAAGAAATGAATTAGACGAAGAAAGAATCAGCATTTCATTTAATATAAAATTAATTAGGACAGACGATGAACGATATTGGCCAACGGCTACTCAACGAAACTAATCTTTTAATCGACGATAAGCCTCATTTTTTCAAACAACTGGTTAAAAATCCAGAAGAATATCTCACATGGTCTGACGTTGAAAATTGTCTAAACAATCCTTACCTATATCAATTTGAAATGATTGATCAATATAATACTAAAATTGATATACCGCAGCATAAAAAAGCATGGATATGGGATAGAGAAATACAAGATAAGGGATTTCTTTTTGAAAAGTTCCATCAAGGCTATGGCTTAGTTATAATGAATTACGGATTTTACAGTCAAAAGACTATGGAGCTATTAAAGATATTTGAAACAACTTATCAAGTAAATTCTGCAATTCATGTATATTGCGGATTACAAAATTCTAAATCTTTTACTATACACGACGATTATCCGTGTAATTTTATTATTCAAGTTGAAGGAAAAACTAGATGGAAAATTTCCAATAATAGAATTTCCTATATGTATAGA